GTAACAGCTCCAGTTTCTGTATAATCAGCGAACATTTCGATTACATTTCCTGCAACTGCACCTGCCATTGCTAAAGTTAATGTTGCGTAAAATGTATAAACTCCAGAACTATTAGAAATACCAAAAACTCCAGAAGGAGAAGGTGGTGTTTGCCATGAACCATCACCACGTAAAAAAGTAGATGAATTTGCCGTTCCACTTCCCATTCTTGCAGTTGGAACAGTACCACTTGTCAGATTTGAAGCACTTAAATTTGTTAAATCAGTATAATTTATATTATTCTCAAATAACCAAGTATTAATATCTGTTTTAGTTAATTTACCAGTTATTAGTTCTTCGCCAGCACTACCCATAGCTAAAACACCGTTATTAGCTAAAACCGTAACACCAACACCAGCTACTATTGTAGTTTGACCTAACCCCTTTTGATATATGTATACTTGTGTACCTATTGGAAATGCAACACTAGAGTTAGGAGGTACAGTTACGTTATTAGAACTAGCAACATCCATAATTACTAATTTACTACTATCTACTTTTGTTAATGTAGTACTAGCAGTATAAGTAACTATATTAGTTTCTATTGGACTTAAAATCTTCATAATACAAATTTAATTATTTTTGTTAATATTCTAACATTTAAAAGTAAGAACGTGAATTTTTTATTTTATCGCTGAATGTAGCCGTTAAACTCGCCTTTCTAACCCCATCATTATATTTAATTTCGGGACTTAAAGCGTTAAAATCAGAAATGTATAATTCATTTTCACTTAATAAAACTAAATCAACTATTCTATCTATATAACCGTTATATTTTAAAGGTACAGTAGTCAAAGTGTATTTATTCAAGTTTTCACGTGTTACTTTCTTCATTTCACGATTTGAGTAAATAATATTGTCTATTTCTGTTTGTGGTTGCCTATCCCCAAAATAACCTTTAAACCTAAATGTATCTACTACATTAGTATTAGTGAAATCTATTCCCTCAATACTTTGATTAGAGTTAAATACTGCTTTTAATCGTACTGTTTTATCAACTACAAAATTACTGTATTCATATAGCTTATATTCACCCCAAAATATATTATCAGTAACTCCCGCAATAGTATAATCAATATCAATTGAATAACAACCTATACCATCATTTGTAAATACTTCAAACCAATCTAAAGTAATGTATTTAGAAAAGTCATCATTTACAAAACTTTGTGGAGTTGGTTGAGTAGCTACTAAAACACCATCTTTTTTAAGATTAAATGTACAAGTATCAGAATTAGAAAATAGTTTAATCCATGCACTTGTATAGTCGTTTTCCCAACTATTACCACTATCACTAGCACAAACTAAATAAGGTTCACATTCACAATCATCTTGGCTAACTAAAGGCAACCATTCAGCACGTGTAATAGGTAAACTTACTTTTTCAGCTACTATATATGTTCTATTTTCTAAATTCATTATGCACCAATAATTACTACTGTTACTGTTCCAACTGGATTTTCACTAAATGTAACCGTTACTGTATTTACGGTAGGTGTTTTAATTTCTGCAATTATTTGTACATTGTCGTTTCCTTGGTCATACATTTGAACTATAACCGCCTTAGTATTTAAGTTATGTGTAATAGTATTAACACTTCCTACTGTTACTGGTGTTATTTCCTCAGTATATTGTTTAGTTAATAAACTTCTTAATTGACCCGCAGTAATTCTAAATGTTGAATATGTGCCAGCACTTCCCTCAGTACCTGAAATGTATTTACTTATCCAAAATAAATCCTTATTATTTATTGAACTTGCAGAAAATAAAGTTTGTTCTTTTAATTTACTCATTTTATTATATATTAATCAGGTTGTGCGTATGTATTATCATCAAATTGTACTAGTCCATCATTATCAAATTCAAAACCGTATGCTACAAGTTTATCTAGAAATATTTTAGATGTTATTTTTGATTTATCATCTAATTTATCTACGTCTAATAAACAACTTATTGTAATCTCAAACAATCCAGTACTTGCTTTAGTTGCATAACTTCCTGAAATTGGTTTTAATGGATTATTTATATCATTATCATAAGCTACTATTGTTGAAAGTATGTAACGTGGTGAATTTTCAAAAGGTTCTATTGTAATCATTCCCCATGAATCATCTTCGACATAACCACTAAATGTATGTACTGCTTTAATAGTCATTATTTCGCCACTAAACAAGCTAGTAGTTAACGTTCCATCTTGACGGTATAATTCAATATTTGAACTTAATAAAGGTTCAGTATCGTAGTCAGAAATAGGCACTTCAATTTCTTTGTAGTAGCTTACTTCATTTTCTAAAGATATTTTAGCGTATACTTTCCAATCACCAGTAATGTAATTTAACCATTTATTATTCTGATTAGGATAAAATTCACTAGATGCAGTTAATAATGTTTGCCAGTATTCCCATCTATTTAAAAAAGGATAGTATAACGATAGCTTATCTGTGCCTAAATCTAATGAAATAGAAGCTATTTTTTTTGCACTTGTACTCGGTAGATTATTACTAACTGAAACTGAAGTATTAATTAAGTATTGACCACTACCATTTATTGTATAGCCTCCGAAATCAAAAAATAAACTTTCTAGGTCAAAATCTTCTAAAGTAACTGAGTTTTTCGCTATAATAGATATTCTTAAACCATCGTAAATAGTATTAGTTGGTAAATCAAACACACTATATAACGCTAAATCATCTTCTGTATTAGTTTTATCTATTGTTTGAAGTGTTGCAGTAGTAGTGTTTAAATTATGTCGCATTAACGTACATAAATCAGTAGTTAACGGTACACTAGTAGCAAATGATTTAGTAAGTTGGTTATTAAATATTAAATGGTTAACAGTTCCAGCATTTACCCAAATTTGAAATAATCTATCTGAACTATCAAAACTTTCTATTAAGTCGCTAAATCCAGTTAATGGGGTAACTGTTAATACTATTGTTTTAACAGTTCCTACCGTTGTAATACTTACTATTTGAATTGTATATAATCCACCATTACTTGTATAAGTACCAACTGCTAAAGGAACATAAGCATTCAACATTAATGATAAAGCAACTTGATTACTCACTTTATTTTTGTAGTATGCTTCATCAATAGATACATAACCAGCACCAATGTATAAATTAGTTGCACTTGTATCAATTGCAATAGTTTTTGTGTTCGCACTTGCATAGTCTAATTCTGTAAATGGAGCAGTTAAAGTTGAATTTATTACACCTACGTTAAATGCTTCACCAAAATAACCAGTATTTGCATTGTCTGAATAATCAGATTGATATACATGACTTATTTCATCCGTTTTTGAATACAACTTATATCTAACTGCTAACTTTAAGCATTCGCCTAATTCGTAGCTTAATTCATCTCTAAACGGTACAATAAACGTTATAGTAACTTCATACTTTCTTTTTTGAATTGGTGAACCTGATTCTGTACCTATAAATTCAATAGTTGAACTTATTAAGTATTCGCCTGATTGATTACCAATTATAGAAGCATTTAATGGAGTAGCTAAAGCAAGTGAATTAATACCACTAAATTTTAGTTTAGTTTCTTCTCCATCAATTAAAGAATTAAAAGATGGATTAGCACTATTTAAAATATGATTAAAGTTAACTTCTAGATCAGCATGATATCTAGCTACTGAAATAGTAGTTAAGTATAAACTTTCATCAAAATAACCACCTATACCAGCAGTTGTTTTAATTACTTGGTCTGAAATATAAGTAATAGCACTAGTTGTACTTGTATGTACTGCCATTGTTGACCTCAAATACAATTTATATATAATTGAATCACCAACTCTAAAACCTAAATCTAAAAATGATTTACTTCCTTGTAACTGAATTTCATCTTGTATAAAGTCGTATCTAATAGGATTTTCATCATCTTCAACGAAATCTATTGAACTATATAAATCGGTCTTAAACGTTATTTTATCACCAGCATTAGCACGATAAAAAGTATTAGTATTACCAAATATATCTGTATATCTATGATTAGTAAATTTAACGCTCATATTTAGATTTTATTTGTTCAACATAATTTTCATCAATTATACCAGTTTTCAACATTTCAAATAGTTTATTCATTTCAAAATGTTTATCTGATATTTCGCTCCTTTGCTCACTTGTTAATTTAGAATAAGAATCGTTTTAACTTTACCAGTTGAGTAATCAAAAGGCTCTCTAAATGTTATAATAGCTTGTGAATCATTTTCTTTATATTCTAAAGATAAAATCTCACATCTTTTACCATCAATTAGCACCCAGTTATTAGTTAACAAATTTACAAATAATTCTTCATTCATTAAACATTTAACATTTTCTTTTATTTTATAACCGTTTAATTGAATTTGGTTAATATAGTGGTATTTAGTCCAAAGTCCTTTAGCACCAACATAATCTAAGTAGTTTGATGGTTGTTTACCATTAACTGTATAAAGTAACTTTGTAACACCGTAAAATTGATTTGAAATAGTTAAAACACCAACTCTATTATTTATTTGACTAGAATATGAAGTATTTGCTATCTTATCAACTAACTTAAATAAATCTCTAACACGTTTTTCTAACCAATTTAATTTAGTTTTTCTAGTACCTTGTGCAAAGTTTATTGAACGGTCATTAAGTCCTTTTACACAAATAATATCACGATTAGCATTACTTACATTTAAAGGTTCTGTTGACTGCTCATTATCTACATTATCATAATTATCTAGTGTGAATTGGTCTGCATAGTCAGGTTGTAAATGTATATAATATCTTCGCCACGCATCAAATGTATTAAATTCATATTCATCTTGTCTAGTGTCTTGAAGTGTTAAAGATGGAAGTAATGCAGTAGTAGTTGTGTTTTTCCAGTAGTCTATACGCTCTAATCTTACAACTCCATTAATTACTTTACATTTTGCATTAAATGTTTTTTCCATTTCTTCAATCAATGTCCATAAAGTAGGAGTTGAATCTTGACCAGTTGGATAACCTTTTGTAAAAGCATAGTTTATCAATTGAATCTAGTAAAGTAGATTGAAAACCATAACCATAATAAGCACATGACTGAGAAAGTAAATCTTTAACTTTGCATCATTTGAAGTTTCTAATCTTTGGAAATATTAACTCTCTAAGTTGGTCTAATAGCTTCTTTAAAGCAATAATTAAAGCTATAACATAAGCTATTTGTAAGGTTAGTTTTATAATAGCTAGTGCAATTGCACCAATATTAATAACAACACCAGCACCAACACTTGGAATTAGTGAATTTATTGATTCAGCTATTAATTCAGCAGTTTTGCGTATTTCTTCAATTATTGTTTTACTCATAACAAAAACAGATATTGAAACTGTTATACCTAATTCAACTTGATTTTGTGGAATAATTACATACGGTATATCAAAAATATTATAACTAACACCTTTAACTTTAAATAAGTCAAAACTTGTATCTCGTGCTAATTGATAAAAATTATCATATGCTTTACGTTTCTTAATCTTTACAGTTACATCTCGTTCACGATATTTAGCACCATCGATTAAATCAATATAGTATTTTAATACCGTTCCATTATTCATGTGAATATCGTAAGGTACACCCTCAAATACTCCTTTTTGAGTAATCCAATTTTGTATAATTTCTTTACCCTCATTTGGTAATATAACTGAATCAACATTTAGACTTAATTCTCTATCACCTTTATCGTTTACTGATACATTGTCGCTCCATGTACTTTTAAAACCTATCTCATGTATATTTCTAGGTGAAATTTCTATACCGTTTAAATAATGCTTCATACTATGTATCTATTTCGTTTAACTGTATTACCTTGTTTTGTTGTTTGTACTATTTCCATAGCACCTTGTACAATTTGCCCTAATTCTATATTCGTTTCAGGTTTTTGTCTAATAACTTGCTTTAATTCTTGAATCTCATTTAATAACGGTTTTAAATCAAAACTATTACCAGCTTTATCTTGTTTTAAAGCGACTATTTTACCACTTCTTACATTTGCTATTGTTTCAGCTACTTCATCGTTTTTAAGACCTCCTAACATTGCATTCTGTTCTTTGGTCATAACCCTTTCATTAGGATGTAATATTGCATGAAAACCACCTTTACCATCAACTCCATTACCATTTGCTCCAGTATCTTCCGTACCTACTAAGAATGATGGCATAGAAGAAATAAATTGACGTAATAAAGTCATGTCTGTAATAGTCTTTAATAATGGATTCTTTTCGCCTTTATCAACATTACTAGCATACGCACTAAATGCACTTTCAGCAAACTTTAAACGCTCTTGACGTTTCATTTCTTCGGCTTTTTTCTTGTTTGCTTCAACTATTGCTTGTTGTTCTAATGCTAAAGATTGTTGTGCCTGAATAGTTCCGTTTTTAGCAAGTTCAGTATAAAGATTATATGCTTCTTGACGTTTAGCCATTTCTTTATCCAATAACTCAACTCTTTTTTGGCTCATCTTAATTTCAGCTTCTATAATAGGCTTCATTAAATTGATAAATTCAGTCTTAGTAACATTTGCTATTTTCTGTTGACGTAATTTAGCAAGTTCTAACTCTAAATCTGTTGTTTCTTTACCATACTTTTTAGCTAATAATATCTTTTCTTCTAACATATCAATTTGATTTTGACGTGTTATCTTAGCTATTTGCTTATCATTTGCATCTGAATTGTAAAGATTAGTTTCACGTACTTTATTTATACGCTCTAAGTTTTCAACTGCTCTATTATAATCTAAATTATCTAACTCATCTAATTGGTCAGATAATACTTTCATGTGTTCATTACGTTTTTTTTCTTGTTCTTTATAAAAGTCATCTTCTAGCTTTAAAATATCAGCTATCATATTAGTTTCAATTTCTTTTATTAAAACGGCTTTCTGTTTTTCATTACCTAATTCTTTTTTTAAGTCTTCGATACGTCTTGTTTCACGTATGTATATTTCTAATTGTTGACGACCTAAACTTTCATTCATTGCTTTAATTCGTTCATCTTCTATTTCACGAGTATAGTCTTTAATTTCTTGTAGCTTTTCTTTAGCATCTTTTGTATCATTTTCTCTAAATTCTTTTTTATATAAACCTAGTTTTTTTTGTAGTTCAATATCTCCACCAGCTAAAGCTAATTGCCATTTTTCTAATTTATCTTTTTTGTCGTATTCATCTCAACTCTTTTTGCATCGCTTCATATTTTCCTATTCTATCAGCTGTTTCTTTCTGTTGTCGTTGTATTCTCAATTGGTCAATTTCTCGACTTGAATACATACTTTCTTTAGATAAATTATCAAACGTTTCTTTATCTTGTAAATAAGATGATTTTTTAAGTTTTAATTGTTTTTCTAATGATTTTATATTTTGCTCATTTAATTCTTGTTGACTAAATGCAGATGTTCTTTTTTCTTCATTTCTAATTAAAGTAAATTCAGCTTTTTTCATTTCAATATAATCATGCAAACTTGAATTTAATTGAGCCTGAAATTTATCCTCATCACTTAAATTTTGTAATGTTGTACCGTATTGGTCATTTATCTTTTTAATCAATTCAGAACGTTCTTTACTTCCTATATTAGTTTGTTTAAGTTGATAAATTAAACCTCCATATGCTTGTACTTCTTCGCCTATAAATTTATTTTTTCTTTGTGTTTCTTCGTTATTCTTTTTATTAAGTTCTTGTTGTTTTTTCAACTCTTCATTTCCACTACTTAATGAACCTACCCATTCAATCATTTTTGCTCCATAAATAGTAAGCAAAGTTACACCAACACTTAAAGCAGTACCAACACTAAAAACACTACCAGCAACTTGTTTTAATATGCTTTGTGTAGGTTGTCCAGTAGCTTGTAAATCAATATTAGCTTGTTTTAACTTCTTAATCTCATCAAAAAAGATAGGTAAATTGTTAGAAATAGCCATAAATCCAGTACCTATTGAATTACCGAACGCTGGCATCTCTCTAGTTAATTGATTAACTGAATTTGATAACGTACCATTAGCCATTGAGTAATTACCTACATTACGTTGGTGCATTCCCATTGTAGCATCTACTTTTTTTAATGCTTTGTCATAATAACCCACTCTTTTTTCAAGCGTAGCTAGTTTAATTTCTTCTTTAGTAGATAAATTATTGAATGCCTCTTTACGTATTGCTAAATCTCTATATTCATCCCTAGTACGCTTTAATTTGTCGTTAAAACGCATATAAATAGAATCTAGTCTTGTTTTAGCTTTAATTTCTTTTTCAATCTCAGCGTTTTCCATTTTCTGAGTACGTAACTTTTGTTGTTTAAGTTTTTCCTCAGTAATTGCATTCTGTTGACTTGCTTTATCTAATGCTATCTTTTCTTTAAGTAAACGGTTACTTTCTGCTATTGCTTCTTTTTGAGCGTTCAAACTCGCAGTATTATCTACCTTAGAATTGCTTAATTTAGACTTTAATAACGTAGCACTTTCTTTTAATGACTTATTAAATTCATCATTCACGACTTTTGCACGTTCAAATTCACTAATTAAACCATCGAGTATCTTACCCTCGATTATATCACTTTTCTTAATTGGTTGTGGCATTCTCTTTTGTATAAATGTTAATCATTCTAAAGTATTCATCTACTGTAATAGTGTATATTGTATGGCTCGTTTTAAAGTGCCTATTTATATAAATTATTACATCTTTTACGTCAATATTTTCGCCTTTACTAACTATCATTTGTTGTAACTTAGCTTCTAATTGATTTATTTTGTTTAATACTTGCCTTTTTTCAGTTATTACAAAATCTAGTTCAGCTTGTGCCTTTTCGATTTGAATATTCATTAGGTTTAAAAACGCTTCATTAAGTCCAAATTCATGTAAGTATTCATCTTGTATTTTAGTCCATACTTCAACATCACTTAAATCATTACCTTTCTTTAAATCATTTCTAACAAACTCTATTTTCCCATCATGGCATTGAATCCAATTATGTAATGGCAGTTCGTCAATCGCTAAGTAATACCCTTTGTACGTATTCGATGTATTTCGTTTTAATAATTTCTTGAAGTAATTTAATATTTTCATCTGTTAACGTTGTTATGTAATCACCGTATTTATTATATAAATTATCTTTGCCCTTTTTACCATCTCCAGTTATGTAAAGTAATGCTTCCGTTACTTCGACTTCCATACTGTTAAAGAAATAACCAGTATCTTCTAATGTATAATGATCTCCTTGTTGTTTACGACCTTTTGTTATTAATTCAGTAGCATAACTATAAGTACCTATTATTTGCCCTTTACCATCAACTCCTTTTTCTTTTAACTGTTTATTCTGTACTAATTCTAAAACAAATTCTTTAGTATTAGCATCAAATGACTTATACCAAGCATCTAATTCTTTTAGAAGTTTAGCTTTTTTATAGTATTTATATAAAATAGTATCATTTAACGACATACTACAAAATTAAACATAATTTAATAAAGATGTTAATATTTGAACAAATATAAAATAGTATTGATTTAGGTTGTAAATTTGAAATAAAAATGATAAAAATAATATTTGACGAAAATAACGGTATTACTATTCAGATTGAAAATAATACTAAGCTAATTAAAGATGATATAATTAAGATTATTCAAGAAGTTGCCAAGTTGAAAACAATCGACTAAAAAGAAAAGGCTAGTGTTAATTACTAGCCTTTTTTGTTTTCTTAATCTTACCGTTTTTCTTTTCCCAACATTCCTTTAAATAGCTTTCTTCAATATGTGGAAATAAAGCCTTAAAAGAATCCCATCCTAACTCTAAATGGCTAGGATGGAAATCTATTTTATATCTCATTAGATAGTAACTTGTACGCTACCCTCATATCCTGAAGCTGGTAACACTTTAATAGTTACTTTGTCTGCAACAGTTTGTGAAGTATAAGTTAATGTATATTCACCATCAACAGTAGTAGACTCAGCAACAGTTAAAGTAACAACTGCACTATCTGTATCGTTATAAGCTGAGAAATCAGCAGTAACTAATCCAACAATTGGTAAAGCAGTTAAACCACTACCATAATCAGAAGAAATAGTTAATACAGTTGATGTAGCACCACTTGAAACCTCAGTTAAGTTAGCATCTACTAAACCTAATAAAGTGTTAGGATTAACTCCTAAATCTGTACTAGATAAAATCCAATAACGAGAAATTTTCAATAAAATATCAAAGTCAAATTGAACTTGAATTTTAGAAACATTATCATCTGTTGAATCCATAAATATAGCATCCCATCCACCAATCTCAACTGGGTAAAGTAAATTACCATCTTTAATACCTCTTAAATTACCATCAATATCATATAAATACACACCGTATTTTTCACATGATACACCTTGTAATTTAGATGCAAACATTGAACCAGCTTCGTAAATAGTCGCTTTAAAAGACTTAATTCCATCAGCTAATTTGAATTTACTACCATCTTTAGCAGTTTCAAATCTACTTTCAGCAGTTGGCAACTCAACATCTTTTAAGTCGTTAACTGGGTAGAATCTTTTAGATGGGTCTAAATGTTTAACTTTAGCATCCATATCAATAGCAGTAGATAGGTCAATAGAATTTCTAGTACCATCATTTGCTAATATTGGAACGATTAACATTCCAGTTGTTTTTTTGAACCCTTTTATACAAGTAACTAAACCAGTATTGTTCATTCCAGTACCACAAAGGCACGCATCATTAATTGCCATTTTTTATAATTTTAACATTTACAATTACCACTTTTGTTTATCGGTAGTGTTATTCTTAATTCAACACCACTCAAATTTTCATCTAAGATATTTTCAATACTACCTTTCTCATCTTCATTACCAAATCTTGTAATAGGTCTAGTTCTACAACTTCCGTAATTCTCAAATAATACATTTGCATTAATAACACGTAAAAACTCATCTTTTAAAGCTATCATAGGACTTACAACCTTTTGTCTATAATCAACATTATCGAACTGCTCAGGATTATTGTCATCTAAGAAAAACACTCTAATATCTGAACGTCTTTCTATGTTGCTAGTTTGGTCATATTCCTCTTCACCTATGTTTTCAACTAACCATATAATAGGTAGTTTTAAACGTGAATCAACACCTTTTTGCAAGTATTCGTTATTAGCTGATATATGAGTACCAAATAACCAAATAGGACTCTTAACATCTAATGTTTGACGTTTAACTATGTCATTTACTCCAGTTGGCTTAGTTAAAGATATGTAACCGTTGCTATCAATATCAATAACTTTCCATTGCTTATTACTTGAATCGGTCATGTATTGACCAACTCTAACCCATTTATTATTACAAACTTCTATTTTTTGAGTAGTACCTACAACTGAAATAACACGTAATACCTTTACTTCTGTATTGATATTATCAAATATTTCATCTTTTACTATGTCGTATATATCTCTCATTAAAAGAAGTATTCATATTTAATCGGTTGCCCATTGAAAGTAGGGTAATCAACGCTATTATCTAAGATATAACATTGAATTGCTTTGTATGTATCTACTGCTTCGTTAAATCTTGTAGTAATACTTGCATTTTTACCCATTACCGTGCTATTCTCATTCTTTGCCTTTGTACCACCTATACTCGTTTGATTTACTACCATATCGGACGTAATATGATAAAATATAAATCCTAGTAACATTTCTTTGATACCATTTGAAGTAGATACAGTAGAATTGTAATCTCTAATGAATGAATTAAATATGTTTTCATAAATAGTCGTTTGTGGAACGTTATTCACGTCTAAATCAGCTATGAATAAAGCGTATAATTCAGCACCTAACATATGAGATAAATAATACTTTTCATACTTTTCAATATAACTATCAATTTTATCAATGTTATATTGGTTAAGATTTAAAGCGTACTTACCTACAAACTCACTATTTATTACTATTCCCATTATTTAATATATCCTAATCGTTTAAACAACTTAGCTAAGTCAAAGTGAAGATTAACTTTCAAACCAGCATTTAAATGTTTTGATTTACCAGTACATTCAAACTCTAATTCTCCATCGAATTGCTCTAAGTCAACTACTTTTTCTTTAACTACTTTTTCTTTAACTACTTTTTCCATAATTGGTAGAATTAAGGGAGTATATTTCAACTCCCTATATTATTACTATGCAGTTTCTAAAGCCGCTTTATCAGTTGAGAAAGTACCTTTTACGAAAGCTGTTCTATCGTTGTTTTTAACAACCATTGCACCTCTATACTCAGCGATGATAGTACGTAAGTTTTTAGTCCAGTCATTACCATCAATACCCATTTGTACAGATAAAGTGCCTAAATCGTACAATGTAGCTAAATTGAAAGCACCTACCAAGTAAGTCCCAGCAGTTACCAAAGTAGTTTTGATAATTGGAATACCATCTAAAGACAATTGACCAGCAATCATTTGTAAACGGTCAACATAACGTTTATCAGTAGCACTAACTTTAATTACTAATAATTTAGCAATATCAGTAGGATGACATAAGATAGCAGTAGGCTCAGGTTGGTCAGCAATAGCAATTTGGTTAATTGCAACTGTTAATACATCAGCCTCGTTTGCATTGTCAACAGCTAATGCGAAATCACCAGCAGAGAAAGCAGTAGCAGTAGTTCTAACACCATTCATAGCTGGAGCAGTACCGTTACCTGAATAAGCAGTTAACTCAACATCTTTGTTTAACTCTCTTAACAATTCGTTGTTAATTTCAGATTCGATAAAATCGATATCATCTAACATCTCAGTAGATACTTTGATGAAAGCAGTACGTTTAACAACTGATTGAGAAGCAACAACTAAGTTGAAATCAATTTGGTTTTTAGTATCACCCTCAGCAGTTCCACCAGCAGAACCCTCTTTACCTGATTGATATACCCAAGAAATAATGTTTGAAGTTGCACGACCTCTAGAAACTAAATCCATCAATCTTACTCTACGAGAAGCGATAGTATTTAATCCTGCGATACGTTGCTCAACTGGAACGTTACCACCTGATACGTTAGCACTTTCTAACATTGTACCAACTGCTTTAACCTCCATAGATACCCAAGGAGCAGATGGAGAGTCTTTCAATCCTTTGATTGAATCAACATTAGATTTTAACGCTTCTTTAATAGAAGATTCTTTAACAACTGAATTAGACTCTTTAGATGCTTTAATAGAAAGACCGATTTCTTTTAATGCTTCGTTTAAGTTTTTCATTTGTTCCATTTGAGAATCTCTCAAATCGTTAACCATTTTCTCAATAGCTTCTTTGTCAGCTTTTGTAGATACTAACTCTTCAATTTCTTTTGATACGTTAGCGTTAAATTCGTTATATAAACCAGCCATATCTTCAGCAGATTTAGTAGCGAATACTTCGTTTGTAATTCCTTTAGTTTGTAGGAATAATTCAAATTTGTTCATCTTACTTTTTTAATAGATTAATAAAAAATTGTTTTTGTTCTTCCTGAGTATCTTTTGATGGCTCATTGTTTGATGTGTTATTGTCAACGGCATCAATATTTTTAACAGTTGGAGTTAGCGAGTTTGAACCTTGCCACAATACACAACTATATTCTTTTAATTTAGCTTCTTTAACTACCCAAAAGTAACCCATTTTATCAGCAGTTTCAGGATTACCCAACATTGGATATACTTCATTCCATAATTTATAGGCTTCTACTTCTTGTGGTTGATTAACTGCAATTTGCAAGTTAACGTATTGCATACCTACTGAGTGTTGATTTACTTCATTATTCTTGTAAGCATCATATACTTGACAATTATAATCTTCAATCAATTCAGTTTCACCAATAACGCAAATAGTTTTACCATCTTTGTTAACTCCTAAATCAGTCCAATTAACATTAACTTCTTTAACAGATTTAACTTTACCTACCTTTGAATTAAATGAATGCTCATGATTATCAAAGTGAAATATCTTATCTTGATTCTCTTTTATTGATTTAGTGAAACATCCTTTAACGTGTACATCACCATGAGAATCCAACCAATAATATGTATTAGCAATAACTTTTACAACATTATCTTGTTCGTCATCTTCTAAAAGTACCTTAGTAACGTTTTCATTATCTTCTTTAATAATGTGGTTATTTACTACGTCTGAATGCTTATAAGCACTCTTTTTGATATTAATAGCCTCTTGCTTGTTTTTTAATATTTCTTCTAAAGTCATTTCTTAACTATTTCATTAGTATTAACTTGTTTTAGCTTATCTTTTTTTAGCTTCTTAATATCTTGTAATGTAACTTCTTTTTTCATAGAATGTTAATCTTTTAACAAAATTAATCAATTTTTGATAATAATATGTAAATTTGTTAAAAAAATATTATTTCATGGCATTTACACCGATACAATACATCGCAAGTCGTTTAGGTTACTTTAGAGGTAAAGATACTTACACCCAAACACCAGTATTTACACAATCGCAAATTTTTAACGGTAAAACTCCTTTATGGGTATCTGTTGACGATAAAGAAGCTGAAGTATTTAACACTACTCCTGAGTTGTATAGTGTTATTATGAAGAAAGCTACTATGTATAGTAACGGTATATTTAAGCATTATAAGACTGTTGGCGGTAAAGTAGTTGAGGTTGAAAATAGCGAGTATTTAAAGCTATTAGAAAAGCCTAATGTTTTACAAGGTCGTAATGAGTGGATGATGGATGAATTAATACAAACATCTGTTTATGGTAGTTCATTCGGTTATAAGCTACAAGGTTATAGAGGTGCTACACCATCAGCATTATACAACTTACCAGCTAATAGAATGAAAATTATTCCAACTGGTAAAATATACCAACAAAGCAAATTAGAAGATATTATTAAAGAATATCAATTAACTGATTATAGCGGTGGAGTTGAAACGTTTGAAACTAACCAAGTTTTATATTCACGTATTCAAAACCCTGAGAATCCCTACGGTATTCAACAAGGTAAGAATAAAGTGTTAATTAGTTCTTCTAACTTGAAATGGACTCCATTTAGCTACCCTACTAAAGATTTAATGCTATTTGAAGAGATTACAAGCGATTTAAGAGCAATTATAGACTTGTACGGTATGAATGAGTATTTATTTAGTAAAGATAAGGGTAGTACATTTGCTAACTTGTTAGAGGGTAAAAGAATGGCGTATCAAGACTGTATTATTCCATACGCTGAAGATTACACATATAAACTTACTAATTTCTTAGGATTAGATGCTACAGGCGAATGGATAGCATTAGATTATAGTCATGTTGAAGCACTACAACAAAATAATAAAGCAATTGCAGAAACTAATAAATTAAAAGCTGAAGCATATAATACTTTATTAGGTAGTGGAAACTTTAACGATAAAGAATTAAGAGAATTATTAGGTTTAACTTTGTAAACGACTACTACTACAAAGTAATAAAGGCTACCTAATTTAGATAGCCTTTTTTTTATGTTATTTAATTTCTGTTACTATAAAGTTTAATTGGTCTACCGTAACATTCCTTGCTCCTGATGTATTTCTGCAATGTATCTCTAAATAGTCGTTTTGAATATGAGATACAACACAAGTAAAAGAAACATTTTCAGCACGACCCGAAGCGTTTGCAGTTGCTTTTGTTCTACTAGGTGTTCTTACCGCAATTAATTTACTATCATAAAAACCAAATTCACACACGTCATTAGCTGAAGCAGTAAACGATAATATACATTGAATTAAATACTTTCTACTTACACTAGCATCGTTTGTTAATCGGTTATTTGAATGTGTATATTTTGCATTATCTGAACTAGCCGTAGTTGTACCAGCTACTTTAAAGAAATCAGTTGTATTAGCTATTGTTGTAGCAGTAGCGTTACCTTGCATATACAATTGACCATTAACCGCAGTATTAGTTATTCCAACGCAATTAATGAATAATGATTTATTGCTTGTATTATCAACTCCTGAGATATAAGTACCACCTCCAGCAAAGTTAACGGTATCTAAAATGTATCTTTCATTTCCTATATTTGCAGAACTTGAAACGTTAATAGATGTTTCGCCTGATGAAGTAATAAATGATGAATAGATAATTCTAAAACGTCTTGAAATAGTCGCTGTACTTGGTATTGTTATAGCCGTACCACTTGCGTAATTATCAAATAAACAATTTCCAAATGCTACTGTTCCAATTGTACCATCAAATGTTAAACCACTTGAATTTAAGAAAGCAGAATCAGTCATGACAAAGTTAGAATAGTCTTTAATCGTTCCAACTGTTTGACAATCTACAAAGTTAATACCGAACCAATCGAGAGCAGTAGTCACTCCATCTCCATCTAAATCAAATACTTTACCGTGAGTGAATGATATATTACGAATTGGTAATGAATAGTTACCCGTAATTAAAGCAGTAGATGAACTTAAACCAGTAGATTTTAAATAGCAGTTTTCTGAACTAAAACCTAAAATAACTGAGTTTTGACCTGATACGATTCTATCACCTAATAAATCAATTATTGTCGTTATGTAATAAGTAGCGTTATCTAATAACGTAATTATTCCATTTACTGCTGTTGGTAAATCTGATTTAGATGCAATAAAATAAACTATGTTTGCTACGCTTCCTCCCGTAGCCGTACTAAAACCCGTACTACTAGAATACCAATTTTCAAATGCTTCTTGACTTGAATAAGATGTATTACTTTCATCTCTAATATCTGAGAAAGCAACGTTTAAAACGCTTTCACTTGACTTTAAATTGAAGTTATAAGCAGTTGAATTAGTTTTAGATTTAGTAATTAATACGTTACCACTAGCTTCTTCAATGTAGTTATTATCAGTATCTACCATTACTAGGTAGTTACCTCTTTTGTAAACTTTGTAAACCATTGTATTTTTTATATAAAATTACGAATAATTTACAAGCAAAGTATTATTTTATTATTGTACATTGATTCTATAACGCTTTTAAAACCATGTCTATGTAGTGCTACTATTAATAGTTCATCATTGTATCTTTTAACACCCTTTACGCTAATTGTAGGTTTTGGATATACTAATACATCATTTTCGATAATAAAGTCGTTATAACCTAGCTTAATTAAAGCACCTTGTAATTTTTTAATCATTGAATGAATCTTTATAAAATGAACGTGCCATAGAAGATAATCCATGCACACTATCAGGGGCATCATCGTTTTTAGATGAGCCATCCATTAAGTACGTTGTAAATTGTCTGAAAAAGTTATGATATTCTGACCCTACTACACTATTGTTAAGAAATACACAATTATCTTTAATCCAACCTGAACCTTGAAATATACGTGTTTGTTTGTTTTGAGTGCTATGTACGTTAAGTAATTTAGTTTCGTTAACGTTTGGCTCTAACATATGCTTGTATAATGCACCAGCACCATTTGACTCAATACGACAAAACTCAGGATTATATTTATTAAGTAGTAGGGCTGTTTTCTGAACGTTAACTTGTGCCTCTTCATTAGTAAATACACAATCAACTATGTATAGTTTCTTGTTAATTATAGCACCAATTAAGCATGAATGATAATCACCTCCTTTAGACGTTGCAACATCAATATAAGCTAAATAATGTTCTACTTTTGATAGGTCTATATTATCGGTTAAGTTTAATGTATCTTTTGAGAATAATACACCCTCATAACTATCTAACCAACCTCCTAATATTTCATTAAGGTATTTGGTAGGATTATTAATTTGAATACGTTTAACCTCTTCTATAAATGATTCTGATAAGTTTTCAATGTTGTCTAAGTAGCTAGTGTGAATATAACACGTGTCGCCTTTAATACCGTTAAACCCATCAGGTACATTATTTTGCTCAAAGAATCGTTTATATATCCAATGTTCTTTTAATGTCGGATTAAGAATCAGTACGACTATGTTTTGTTTTTCAGTATGTCTAATTGATAGGTTAATCTTATCAAATACCTTTTCATCATGTAGTTCTTCAGCTTCATCCAAAATCCAACAATTTACACCTGATAAAGATTTAAGATTCGCAGTTTGGGTCCCTGAACTTGTTTTAATACCTCTAAATAGAATTTCGCCACCTGATTTACTAACTATTTCTGATTTGGTTACTTTAAATTGATTTTCTATATTTAACAACTCCATCTTTTCAACAAATTCAGGTATTATTGAAATATGAGCCGAAGTCATTGTATAACGAGTAAATAGAATCTTTGAAGTAGAAGCTAATATAGAAAGGTTTGCCCAAATGGTAGCCGTGAATGATTTAGAAGAACCACGACCACCAGTTATAATATAGTAACGAACTCCTTTAGGTTGTTCAAATAATGATTTGTATTTATCATTAATCTTTATCACTATCTTTTGATTTTACAAATGATATAGGAGTTACATTGTCTTTTAATGATTCACCGTTAGTAGTTATATCTGTTTGTTGTTGTGGTAAACCATATGTTGAATCCATTAATAATTTATAAGCATTAGAATCACCATCTTTGGCTTTTTCTAATTGCTTTAATGTTATAATATCTTCTTGTGTTAAATCTTCTAATTCTTTTGTTATTGGATTAACTTCTTTTGAATTTACTTCTAGCCACTTTTTAGCTATTGTAGAACGGTTTTTACTTCCTTTTGGTCTACCATTTAAATTTCTTTTTTCATCAAATCCAGCAGTAAAAGGTTTTAAATTATCTTCTTTTGCCATATCACAGTTTTTTCACAGTATAGTATTATTATTTCTTAGTCTTAAATTCTTTGTAATTCTGTATAATATGCAAATAGAGTTGTTTTATTTCTTCGCTTTCATCATACCATAATACACAAGTACGATGCACATCTTGAAACGTTCCATACTTTGTAATTATCCATTTACGTAATGGTTAATACATATAATTTAAAATAAAAATAGCAATATCTTTCAAATGATTCTGTTTTATTATATCCTAAATAAATATAAACAGCGTATAATTCATTTCGGTCTTCTTTATTAAATCGTTTACTATATTTCATATAATTATTTTTTTATATTATAAGCACAATTTTTTGAGCAGTAAGATATTTTTGTACTTGCTTCAAATTCTTTATTACAGTTTTTACATTTGTTTTTCATGCTTTTCTTTTAAATATATTTGAATCATTTTTTCAATACTTAAATTTACATACTTTTCACCATGTAATTGAAACCATCTAAAAAATCTATATAGTTGGTTTGCTTCTTTGTCATCTTTCATGTTCTTTTATCTTTTGTTTATACTTTTCTATTATTTGTTTAAGTTCATCTACTGTAAACTTTCTTGTTAATTGTGAATCTATAGTTAATTTTTCAAATGCTTCATATCCTATTCGCTTAATTAAATTTTCTCTAAATGGAATTAGATTGCCACTTAAAAAAGTGTTACAATGTTCACAACCTGAAAAAACGTTATTCTCATCAAATCTTACGTTATAATGTCCACCAGCTGAATAGTAATGTGAAGCGTTTACTTTCTTCATGTTGTTTGAATTACAAGCTATACATGGTTTACCATTATCTCTTA